GATCGCACGCTCTTCGCTCTTTTCAGCAGACTCTCTCGCTTCTGCAACCTCAAGATCCCTCGCCTTTGAAGCATCAGAAACAGCCTTCTCATCATCAGCCGCACGGAACGGAGCTACCATCTCCCAGATGGCAGATAACATCGCCTTTGATCCGCCAATCTCAGGATCAGACTCAAACTCCTCGCGAAGCTCACTGGCGATGTCTTCCTTCACTTCCACAATACTGGAAGCAAAACGCTTCTCAAACGACTCTGACATATCCGCACGCACGCGCTCCTCAGCCTCTTTAACAGCCTCGTCTACGCCCTTGTTCACCTTCAGCTTGGCCTTCGCAATTGCATCCTCTTGCAAGGTGTTAGCAATCTCAGGAAACTCATCCAAAAACATCTGCGAGATGTCAGGTTGCTCACCATCTACATCCTCTGTGAACATTCCGGGGATAGCCGTCTTAACAGCAGGATCGGCAACGAAATCCCAAGTCTTCAAAACGAAGTCGTCCTGCACAACCTCTCCAACCATCTTCGGATCATTTGATGTTCTCGTTGATCCAAACCCACGAGAAGAAATGCCGATCTTTACCTGAGACTCAATCAAGGACTTGAGGATCTTGCCTTCCGGGGTATCAAGAATCTCAGCCTCTCCAACGATTATCCCGTCCTTGATCTTCTGCCCCAGAATAACATGCGAAACATTTTTCAATGATGTCTTGCCGTTTTCCGGGTGATCAAGCGTACCCAACACCTGACGATTAGACACAGCCTCAGCAAGCCGATCAAATTCTCGCTGCATCAACTTCTCGGTATAGATCCTACCGTTAGCAGTAGCAACTCCAACACGCCCAAACTCCCCACGAGCAATTGTCTTTTTCTTTCCATCAGCGCCAACAGACTCAGTCAAAGTCAGCAAAGATGGAATTGATTCAATCAGCATATTAGGCATTGCATTATCCTTTTTTGCCGGTCTTCCCGCGCCATCGCCTAAACGATGTTCGTGCAATGGGATTCCGGTCAAGTTTTCTCTTGGCTTCAGGGGAGACTCGTCTATCGGTCTTTTTCCCATCAGCCCGAGCAAGTTTCTTGAGTGAGTCAAAACCTGCCATCTCCTTCCGCCCCGATGAGGTTCCCGTGCGGCGATTCCACACGGCCTCTGCGAGACGGTCCGTTAGTTTCCCAGCCCACCATCAACGCCAAACCTACCAAGCGACTTATGAACAAGAGTAAGTACCGGCTTGATTTCCGCGATAAACTCATCCTCATCCATTACGTCTTCATCAAGACGACCAGCATCCCAAGATGCAGCAATCGGCTCATACGATTCCTCAAATATCCGCGTCACAGCCTCGTCCAAGAACTCGCCAGAAAGCATTTCCATGATGCTGCCAATGCGATTGAGCAATTCATCACGTACCGTAACAGTCTCATCCTGTGTATCCTCTACCAGCCCAGCAAGCTCCATGGCGAACGTAGACTCGGTGCCCTCACGACGAGCAGCCCATCGATCAGACTTGCGCGTTGATTTCTTGCCCTTCCCAGACTTGGACCACTTACCCTTCTTGCGACCCATCTTGATAAGCTTGCCAGCGCCACCAGCGGCCTTAGCGGCCCTTACACAACGACGCCCGCTCTTGTCTCCCGGATCCTTGCGCGTCCCCGGAGGACACTGGAAGGATGCCTTCTTAGCCATGCTGCCAGCCTTCGACCGACGAGTTTTCTTCGCAACAGCCTCAGCTACCAAAAACTCAACAACCTCATCAGCGCGTTCCTTGAGAGAGTCATCGGCGTCTTCAGGAAGATTCTTTCCCTTTAACCCTTCCAGAATCTCATCAACGTCGTCGTCGTCAAGATTCTCAAACTTGAGTCCCATGATGGCGTCAAAAAGATCTTCGTTTACATCTTCCGATACCAGAGGATCATCGCTGTCTTCATCGTCATTGTTTTCAACCATCTTAGCAGTCAAAAACTCAACAACCTCTTTGGCGCGATTTTTCAGAGCATCATCAGCATCTTCAGGAAGCTTCTTTCCCTTCAACGCCTCCATAACATCCCCAACGTCACTGGTGCTAAGATTGTCAAATGGCATCGCCATGATCGAATCAAACAATTCATTGTTGACACAATCATCATCCAATGGGCTGACATCTCCATTGGTGCCACTATCGCTGTTCTCGGTAAGTTCCATACCACCACTAAGAACAACAGACTCAGCCATATTGAAATTGGAAAGTCCCAGTTTCTCCATGTCCTCATTCAAGGAAGATTTGATAACACGCTTTGACATTTTCTACTCCTCGTTCTCTTCGTTGTGTGACTTTGTCTTTAAGTACGCCGTCACGACAGCCATTGTTTTCGCTCGCTCAGCAAGTCGGTCATGTGCATCTGCCATGCGTCCGACATCCTCGGTTCGCATCAATTTTTCAGCCTTGCCGAGCAAGCCACTAACGGCATGCGCTTCAACATTCAACGATTCGCAGATAGCACCAAAAAACTCATTCTGACTATTATCAAACACCATCTTATTGCATTCGTCAACCATCTCGTTTGCTAAATCAGCAATAATAGCTAATGCCTCACGCAATTCACCCTCAAATTTGGGCAATTTTGATCGTGCTATTTTCGCAAACCTAGTAGATGGAAACAAAGACTCAATCTCTCGTATATTCCCATACATAGAGGTTCGTATCTTCTCCTGATTTGCCTCGTACATTGCAAACCATTCTGACTCATCCGCAGCCTCATTAATTTTTTCCAAAACATCCGACACCCAATACGTCTCATCCTTGTCCAATAACTGCGCAACCTCACGAACTCCAGTTCGCGAAATCTCTTTTCCAGAAGATGCAGCCTCTACCATCGTCCTCAATTGACCAGCAATAAAACGCGGGATATTGTCGTCCTCAATAACTGGAATATCCTTTGTCGGCTTTGCCTTTACAACAACAGCGCCATCATCCTCCACCTTATACGTCACCTTCAGCATCTGCCCATCGCCGTCAATGGCATATGCATGCTTCTGGTGTGTCGCCAAAATACGCACCGGAGAATCACCAAAATGCTCGTCAATTGCCTTCTGCACAACTAACGACTGATGCTCAAGACTTCCCTTGAACTTTTTATCTATTGCAGACCCTTGAATATACATTATTCACCTATCCAGTGACCACTCGCTTTTTAATTGCCTTCTCAAGCCCGCTTACCTGAGATTCCAATCTCTTAAAACGTTTTATCACTTCCGAGTTGCTTTGACTACTTTCTTCAATAACCTTCTTTAGACCAATCAATTCTTTTCCCATGCTTGACTCAGCAACAGGAGGCTCATCGCCTATCTGAGGCATCTCCTGCAATTGCGGATACAACCTCATTATGTCAGCCTGCGTCCCCGCATCCCGCTTCGAATCAACATCCTGCTCGTCGTCCTTATCACGCTGAATAGCAATAGCATCGTCCAGCGTGTAATGGAATATCTTCTCAAGGATCCAAGGCTTGCTCGCAAAGTCCATCATCGAAGTTGCCAGCGCCGCCTGCGCATTCATAACCTCAATCTGTTGCATCTCAAAGATCGCAGATGGAATGGTCATCCTGATCTTCCACTCTACAGAATCAGGATCAATGTTCAACGCCGCCATATGAACACGAAGAACCTTGCGCATTCCAGTAACAAAATCACGCTGTATCCTCATGCACACGCGAGCGAACCGCGCATCCTTCTGTGCCAGCGTCCGATCAGACTCAAGATTAGAATCCTTCGGTAACTTCAAGAACCGATCCAGCTTATCCTCAAAATACTGGATGTCCTCCATTAACTGAACGTCAGGCCCAGATAAAACCTCAATACGTGTTGACTCTTTGCCACCCCTTGTAGGGATCCACATGTCTTCCGGTGGACCCAATACATTGTATTTGAAATCAAGTTTTCCAGTGGCAGGATCGATCAGCTTTGTCTTTTTAAAACCACGCTTTACCTTCTTGACAAGAGCCATCGCCTCTCGCGGCGGTAAATCACCAGTGTCTACATAAAACGCAAACCGCCCACCGCTCTTAGTCAGCTTCTGAACAAGAGACATGTCCTCCATCATCACAAGCCGCTTCCAGACCCACCTTGCGCTGTCGAAGAGGGACGACCCATACTGCGACTGCATGTTCTTCCCGCGCAGCCTCCAATGGACAACCTCCCACGGCCTAAAGAAGACAACCTTCCTCTTCTCGTCTTCATCCTTTACTTCAGGAAGACCGCCACCCTTCATCTTATCCACTACAACCTTGTAATCAAAATTGAACGTGCCAGCAGTATCCTGAACAAAACCGATCAACGACCCCTTCTCATCAACAATACGACGCATCGTCGGAGACGGAAGCCAGTTCAACCCAACAACTCCTATCTCATTAACCAATATCTCAGCAAAAAGAGATCCATACTTGCACAGCGTTCTTATAGCAGGCCAAATGTCTTCCTCAATTTTAATGCGTCGATGAAGACAATCATCCACAATATCGCGAATTACACGATCCTTGGACACCCCCCAAATGGTCTTGCCATGAATGCTGTCAGGAACAGTCGAGTTGTCAGCAGCCCTATCCAAACAATCAGTAGTGTTCGGATAATCATCCATGTTCTCATAGTCAGCATAACGAAGCATGAGATCCTGATCGATAGCAAGCAACCCCTGCAATCGGTCATAACCACCTGCGTCTCCCCCGCCTATTGGTGCCGCGCCAGAAGAACCACGAGCCTCATCAGCTAGCTTCTGATCCTTGTCGCCACTAACAAACGTCTTTATCCAATCGCGCCATGCCATATATTATTTCCTGAATTTCCTGTCTATTGCGAACTGGAGTTCGTTTCAGTCACCAATCAAAATTGGCATAAAGTCAGAATCATCATCCGCATCTTCCGCCATTGATCGCGCTTCGTCAATACTAATATTTTCAGCAGGTATCATTCTGCTTACCCAATCATGCTCATGCGCACCCGCCCTTGGAGTATCAGTTCCTAATCCAATTGGCAAGCGTGCTGATCCCTGCGCTAAACCGTGCACAATAGATGCAACACTATCCGAAACGTCTTTTGAACCGGCCCTCGGGTGGTCAATTTTTCCTTTTATCCTGTCATACTCAAGCAGTTTTAACTCCTCAATAAAAGGCTCATACCTGTGGTACCGTATGCGATCCTCATAGATAGCACGCTTCAATTCATCATATGGAGCAGTTGTCTCATCAACAGAAATTAATTCACAGTGTATCCCCCTGCGCCTGATCTGCTGATGCATCTCAACATACATGTACTTATCAGTGCTTACCCCCATGAAATTGAACCCATGTGCCTGTAACTCGTAAATCAACCTCCTGACATCAGGCAAATATATCTGCTCACCACTAGGTGGGTTGATCCTCAGAATAACATCCATATAAAAATGAGGAGCATAGTCAGTGTACCTATTTCCCTCCCCATCACGCCTCACAACCTCTACCCACCTGTCCACATGTCCGACTGCAAAACCAGTTGAATCCCCAGAAATAGACGTATCTATATGGCACCAACGCAATGCCTTCGGATTAACCACAGGAATAAACCCCGTCTCTGAATATCCACCCGGTATCCTACGCTCATACGACTTGCACAACTTCCCCCACTTGAATTGCCCCGGACCACCAGCCGTCCACTCCCCAACAGAAAAAGCATGTGGTATATTATCATCCACACATTTCTCTACTGCATCCAACCGCTGAATATACGCAGATATGGCCTGCGTAGCAATGCCAGCTATGTCTCGCATCGCATTCTCTAGATCCGTCTCAAAATCTGTCAGATATTCAATCGGAATATCAACGACCCACGCATCATTATCCTCAAGATATTCATCGGTAATAATGTCGTACTCTTCCTCCTCAAGTATCCTCGCCTTGATGGAAGATGTAGAACATAAAATCCAAAACTTCTCCCCGCAAAAATCTGTTGCTGGCTTTGCCGTCCACGGTGTATGATCCCGCACAAATACCTGCGGATCATTCTTG